CGCCAACTCCTCGGGCGGCGTTTGCTTCGGCTTCTGTATTTAATCTATTATCTGAAAGAATCCGGGGCCCTCGTGGCCCCGGTAAAAGGAGTTTTGCCATGTCGGTATATAAATCAAAGCGTGGCGAGAGCTCGGCGCAATTTGTCGAGACCGCGCGCAAGCTCGAAGTTCACACGCTGGCTCAATGCCTGAAAATCCCTAAGAGGTATACCTTTTTCCTCTCGACGGAAATCATGCGTTTAGCGAGCGAGGTTTATAACAATGTGAAATCGGCAAACAGCATTTTCCCCTCTAATCAGCATGAGGTGCAAATGCGGCGCGACAAGCTGACGGAAGCAAATAACGCGCTGCAATGCCTCGTCGGTAAGCTGGGCTTGCTCGGGGACGTGCTGCGGAAGAACCCCAGCCAGTTTAAGGGACTCGATAACGCCCTTGAAACCTGGGGCAATCTGATTGCCGAGGAAGCAAAGCTAATTTCCGGCGTAAAGAAGTCGGATAAACAGCGGTATAAGGATTTACCGCTTTAACAAAAAGCCTTGGGTCAAGCCCTGCAATGTTGTCTGTGCTTCTGCGAATTGGTGGTGGGAGCGCTCACCTAATGTGACCAACTCCAACAACTTCTGCAATGTCAACAGCAACGGCAACGCCAACAACAACAACGCCAGCAACTCGAACGGCGTTTGCTTCGGATTCTGTAACTTATAGAATCAAGGTTAGACAAAGTAACCCGAATCTCGGGCGAAATCCGTACCGTTACAGAAGGAGGGCTTTAGACACCCCTGCCGAAAGGCTAAAACACCTTCTTAATGCGGCCGTCCGGACGCTGCTTGCATGGCGGGAAAACGCGCAAATATCCCGTTTCATGGACGGCGCCGCTACGCAGTTATAACTTGCGCCCTACAAATTGCTGTATAAGGAGGACAATTTTAATGACAAGCGAGGAACGCCATGAACAACGATACCAAAGGCGAAAACAGAAGCGGGAGGAAAAGCGTCTCGCAAGGAGTCTCGCCTGCGGCGGACTTGAGGAAGTATTCTCGTATCATAATTTATACGCCTCGGGTCATATCTGCGCCCGGGGCGTCTCTTGGAAATGCTCGACGCAGCAATACCGGCTCAATCTCGTCACGAATACCGCCGTAGCCCGTAAGCAGATTCTCGACGGGACCTATAAAAGCAAGGGCTTTGTCGAGTTCCAGCTTTACGACCGCGGGAAATGGCGGCGCATTCGCGCCGTACATATCGGCGAGCGAGTCGTTCAAAGAACGCTTTGCGACAAGGTTATAATTCCGCTATTCACGCCGGCGCTGATTTACGATAACGGCGCCAGTATGAAAGGAAAAGGCATTGACTTTGCCATGAACCGCCTGAATTGCCATTTGCAGCGCCATTGGCGCAAGCACGGCATGAAGGGCGGTATTTTAGTATTCGATTTTAAGGACTACTTCGGAACGGCGAATCACGAACCGGTACGTAAGGAGCTTGAAAAGCGCGTGCATGACCCGCGCGTGCGGGACTTGGCGAATATGTTTCTCGATAACTTCGGGCCTGTCGGTTACGGCTTGGGAAGTCAAATCTCTCAAATCTCGGCCATTATGCTTCCGAACAAGCTCGACCACGTTATCAAGGAGGAGCTGGGAATCAAAGGCTACGGCCGGTATATGGACGACGGCTATTTGATTCACGAGGATATTAAGTACCTTGAATATTGTCTGAAACGCATTGACGAGGTATGCGCCGAGCTTGGCATAACGCTGAACCGGAAAAAGACGCGCATTATCCCCATTCAAAAAGGGATAACGTTTCTCAAAACTAAGTTCATTCTTACGGACACCGGCCGCGTCGTGAGAAAAATGAGCCGGCCATCTATACGCGCCATGAAGCGCAAGCTCTTTATTTTCAGGAAGTGGGTCGATTCCGGCAAGTTTACGCTGGAGGACGTCCGCACGGCCTATGAGAGCTGGCGCGGACACATGCGGCGCGGCGATTCATATTTTGCGGTCGCCCGCGTCGACGAATATTTCAAGAGATTATTCGGGTTCCACCCGAATGACAAAATAAAATATAGGAGGCAATCACTATGTATTTGATTCTGAATCATGCCGGGCGAATTGTGGATATTTCCGAAGAAGCCCGGCACGTTAGACGCCAGGAAAACGGCGTTGTCATCGGGTGCGAGCAGAAGGACGCGGACGCAATCTATTCCGCGAATACCGACGCCTTTTATCCGATTGAGCCTACCGGCTATATCGGCGACGGCCATGTGCTGGCGGCGGTGAAAAAGGTTCCGCCCGAGGTCGTGGCCGGTTACTACTTCTACCACAACGGCGAGTTTTATTCCACCGAGCAGGAGCTTGAAAAGCTCGCGCAAGCAAAGGCTATGGCCGATGCCGTACCCGTTGCAAGCCTTGTGTTCGTCAGTTTGGCGGAAAAGGGCGAGTTCGACGACACGACTATTACCGAGCACGCTGGACAATTCCCCGCTTGGGTATATCCCGTAGCTTACGCCGCCGGCGCTATCGTCCAGCAGGGAGGCAAGCTCTACCGTTGCTTGCAGGCGCATACTTCACAAGAAGATTGGGCGCCTGGCACAGCGGCAAGTCTTTGGAAAGCGGTAGGTAACCCCGCCGCCGAATGGCCGGCGTGGTCCCAGCCGATTGGCGCAGTCGACGCCTATTCACTCGGCGCAAAGGTAACGCACAATAAGAAACGCTGGACCAGTACGGCGGACAACAATGTCTGGGAGCCGGGCGTTTATGGCTGGGAGGAGGTAAGCAAATGACGATTCAGCTTGATATGACCGGACTCCTTGCACTTATGGGCATTCCGTCCGCCATTACCGGCTTTTGCTTTTGGCTCTTGCAGAAGAATATCACAAAGCGAGACGCCGACCGCAACAAGCAGGAGGAGGCCCAGAAGAAAAACGAGCTCTTGCTTATCCGAGGCGTGGGTGCGGCTATCACGCTCGGCGAGGCGACGGCAAGAGCGGTACAGCGTATTCCCGACGCGCATTGTAACGGGGATATGCACGAGGCTTTGGAATACGCGCAGAAAGTCAAACATGAACAACAGGACTTTTTGCGCGAACAAGGCATTGAAAATCTTTATTAAGGAGGAAATCATTATGGCAGTAGACCCTAAAGACCTCGCGGGCGTGGAGCTCGCGGAAGGCGAAGAAATTACGGCGGAGACCTTAGACGAGCTCTCCAACGGAAAGGGGGACGACGAAGATGAGTAACAGCCCTCTGGTAGTCCATACCAATATTAGCCCGAACAAAACGAGTCCCCGCAACTGCGCAATCGATAGAATCTCTATTCATTGCGTCGTGGGACAGTGTTCCGTTGAAACTCTGGGCGGCGTATTCAAGCCGCCCAGCAGGCAGGCAAGCAGCAACTACGGCATAGGCCCCGACGGCCGCGTCGGTATGTATTGCGAGGAGAAAGACCGCTCCTGGTGCACGTCCAGCGGCGCGAACGACCACCGCGCCGTCACTATCGAAGTGGCGAGCGATACGTTCCACCCCTACGCCGTAAAGGACAAGGCTTTTGCCGCCCTGCTTGACCTCTGTACCGATATTTGCAAGAGAAACGGTAAGAGCAAGCTCTTGTGGTTCGGCGATAAGGACAAGACGCTTGCCTATATGCCGAAGGCCGGCGAGATGGTTTTGACCGTTCACCGCTGGTTTGCAAACAAGTCTTGCCCCGGCGATTATCTCTATAACCGCCACGGCGAAATCGCCGCAGAAGTCACAAAGAGACTCGGCGGCGCTACGCCGCAGCCTTCCCCTCCCGCTCCGTCTGGCGCTCTTAAGGTTGGCGATATTGTCGACTTTAAGGGCGTTGTTCATTATGCGAACGCGAACGCGGCGAGCGGTCCTTCCTGCAAGCCGGGCAAGGCCAAAGTGACGAATATCTACCCGAGCGGCAAGCACCCTTACCACCTTATCGCGGAAAAGGGCGGCGGCTCTAATGTTTACGGCTGGGTCAATACTGCAGATATTGCCGGCGCAAGTGCGCCGACGACCGCGACCCCCGCAATCATAAAGGGCAGCAAGGTAAAGCTCAAGAACGGCGCGACCTACTACGGCGGGCAGTCCATTCCCGGCTGGGTTATGGCCGATACCTGGATTGTCAAAGAAATCAAAGGCGACCGCGCCGTTATCGACAAGAATGTTTCCGGCCGCAATTCTATTTGTTCACCGGTTAACATTAAAAATCTGATTCTTGTATAAGGAGGAAAAGTCAATGACTAAGACTAATTTCAAACAGTGGATTAAGGCCGCGGGGATTCGTGCGGTCAAGACCGTAGCGCAGACGGCCGTCGCCACAATCGGCACTTCCGTTGTTATCGGCGACGTTAATTGGGTGATGGTCGCCTCGGCGTCCGCGCTGGCCGGCGTGCTCTCCCTACTTACGAGCATTGCCGGACTTCCCGAGCTGGATTCCTAAAAAGTAAATAGCCAAGCATAGAAAAGACGCTCTCGGAGGATTGACCTCTGAGGGCGTCTTTTTTTTTGTCTCAAAATGGGCTCGACAATAGGCTTTTTACTGCTATCAGTAAGAAGCGCACGGAAATGTTCGCGAAAAATTCGCCGAGTTCTTGCAGTTTAGGGGGCTCGCGAATCTTACTAAACACGGTAAAATTAAAAATGTCAAGAGGAAAAACCTTCCAACAAAATTAAGGAGGACAACGATATGATGTGGAAAGAGTTTGAGACGCTGGCCGGCTATGAAGTAAGCTATGAGGACTACGCGAACATAATCGAGCCCATGTACATGGCTACCGACCTTAGCAAGCAGGACTTTATTAAGTGCATTGACCGTAAACGCTTTGAGGTCGTGCCGAGAACGGAAAAAGACGTTATTCGTGAGATGAAAAAGGAAGTCAAGAAGCTCTTTGAAATCTGGGGCCTCCGCAGAGACCACGAAACAGAGAGCAAGCTGGAGGCGCTTGCCAGAGAGTATGAGCGTCGCTTCTGGAACGGCAAAGAAATGTGGTGCTACCTTCATAAAGAATATGAGTACCCCGGAATGCGCGGGTGCAGCCTTCCCACCGAGCTGGTTCTTATGGGTAGGTACGGCGAAGTCAAGCGCGTGGCGCTGATTAAGATTGCGTGAAATCAAAAAGCTCCTGTCTCAGTCAAACGCTGAGGCGGGAGCAAGCTCTTACTATTATCGGTAAAAAGCGCACAGAAAACCCGCCGAAAGTCCGAGCGCTTTGTCGGCTCCCTTTCCTTACTAAACACGGTAAAATAAATAATGTAAGGACGAGCTGCTAAGCTCGGTACGAAAGGAGTGAGGTGATTGAGTACGCCGAATATGGCCGAGGTTCTTCGCGAAGAAGCTCAAAAGGCCGAGCGCCTGAGAATCTTACTTATGGCTCTCGACTGCAAGGACCTTGACGAGCTGGTCCAGAAGCTCAAGGCTGAGGACCAAAAGTAAATAGCTCGCGGGCCACGTGAACAATGACCGCGAGCTATGAATCAGAGGCAAGGCCGGGACCTTACACCCGGCCGAGCTTCAAATCTTTATTTAGTATACCACAGGCACTTGAAAAAGTAAACCGCTTTGAGGAGGTTTCTTAATATGAAGATTCAGGATATAGCTGGCCGGCGCGTCAAGGTAAGCCGCAGCACAATCTCCGTCTTGAACGACGACGGCAAAACGACAGGCATGATTACCGGCGTAGATACCTTTTATAATATGCCGCCCCGCGAGCAAATCGAGCACGCCGGCAAGCTGCGCCGGCTGGGTATCGACCGACTTGCGATGAATTGGCACCGCATGTTTTTCATCAAAGGCGTTTGGTACTACCTCGCCGACGACGGCGTGCTTGAATGGGCGCATAAGTTCCGCGAGATTGACGGGGACAAGCCTATTGCCAGACTGGAAGAAGCCAGACAGGCGGCCGAGCAGTTCGGCGCCGAGATTATCCACGTTGCCCGTATTACGGACACACGCAAATAAAGAGAAGGAGGACAAAAGACAATGAAGTTTACATTATCGGAATGGGCGTCTATCAAGTGCGCCCTGGGTACGGCTTTGGCTGAGGCGGAAGAATGCGCCGCGGCGCTTGAGGCGGAGGTCAAGAAGGACCCGGCCTGTATCAAGGACTACTTAGACAGCAAAATGAAAATCGCCGAGCTCGAGGGTTTTATCTCCCGAATCGAAAACGCGACGGTTTAAGCTCGGTAAGCTTGGCAGCAAGACACTCGTGCAATGCCGCCGAGTAAGGCCTACCGAAATCAGTAAAAGTCCGGCTGTTTCGTCGGCATACAAATCTTACTGAACACGGTAAAATATTAAATGTAAGGTACAAACGACGAACACATTAAGGAGGACTTGAAAATGACTATTCGTGAATTGAGGCAGGCTTTGACTGAGATTGACAATCAGAATATGACGGTAAAAGAGCTTAGAGCTATCCTGTTTGCACAAGACGACCAGGACAAAGAAATAACGCCTACGGACTTGCTCAAGTTGACTTACGGGAAATAAGTCGAAACGCCTTCGGGCGTCTGCCGGAAACGACCTCCCGGCACTGACGAGACAGGTCAAACGATAAGGAGGTGAATCTGAATGATGAACGTCTATGTCGTCATGGTTACGCCGGAAGCGAGCCATAGCAAAGTAAGCCAAGAGGGCTATTTGAGTTTTGCGGCTGCAAAGGACTTTGTCGAAAGCCGCAAGCCTGAGCCGAAAGCCCTTGACCTCTACCACTACCGCGACGAGGACTATACCGAGTATGAAATCGTTCCGATTAAGGTATGACCCGCGCAGGCGTCCCATCTTACAACCGAGTACAACCGGTTACAACCGAGCTCGGTTGTTGAAAAAAGCCAGTCATATCAAGGCTTTGTAGCTTTACAACCGAGTACAACCGAGTTTTATAAGAGACTTCATAAAAATAGAGAGTTTTGAGAATATACATATTTCTCTATACCTCTCAAATCCTCTCTAATTCCATATAGTTTATAAGGAAAACTCGGTCGTATCGGTTGTAAAAGCCCAGAAAGCCAGTAACCGCAAGGCTTTGAGCCTACAACCGACCTCGGTTGTAACCGGTTGCTCTCGGTTGTATGGGGCGTGAATCCCTTACCGGACGCGGTAAGCCGGCAGGACCGCACAGAAAGCTACTTACTAAAAGCAGTAAAGTCCGAGCGTTTTGTCGGCTCCCTTTTCTTACCGAACACGATAAAATAATAAATGTCAGGCGGCAAGAGACCGCCACAAAGAATAAGGAGGAAAATACTATGACGTACAGACACTTAAACACCGGAGCCGTTGCGGAGCTCATCGAGAAGCTGGAGAACACCGTCAAGATGAAGGTCGTAGAGACCGGCGAGATTAAAGAGGTCGGGCTTGCGACGTTCAAGCGCTGGTGGAAACCCGTTAAAGAAGAAACCGAGCCCGAAACGACCGCCACCGAGCAGACCGAAACCCAGGACGCTCCTACGGAGTCCCAGGAAGCCCAGAACGAGCCCGAAGCTCCTCAGGCTGAGGAAATGCCTACCGAAACTCAGGAAGCCCCTGCGGACGACCAGGGCGACGAGGACAAGCCTCTTGCGCTGTCTGAAATCGTAAGCAAGCTCGAAAGCCTTTTCGACATGCTGAACGGCCTCTACTTTGAGGGCAAGCTGCCCCGGCCGATTATCACGGTTCAGTCTACGCCGAAGTTTTACGGCCATTGCTCCACTAAGAAGATTTGGAAGAAGGGCGCGGACGGCGAGGACGAGGGCCAGTATGAAATCAATATCGGCGCCGAGTTCCTGAACCGTCCCAGCGAGTACACCGCGGCGACCATGCTTCACGAAATGGTCCACCTCTATTGTCGCGAGAACGACCTGGAGGAGACTTGCCAGAACGGCCGTTACCACAACAAGCTCTTTAAGCAGGAGTGCGAGGCCCGCGACCTTACTATCGAATACGACCGCACGAACGGCTATTCTACCTCCCTCCCGAGCGAGGCGTTCGTCGAGAATCTCCGCTCTAACGGGTACGTTCTGAAAGTCCCGTTTGCCCGTCACACTTTGGAGAAGGAAAAGAAAAAGGCCGAGCGCAGCAAGGCCCACAAGTACATTTGCCCCGTATGCGGTCAGACGGTTCGCAGCACTGGCGACCTGAATCTGATTTGCGGAATCTGTGAAGTCCCGATGGAGCGCGCCGATTAAGGCGCGCTCTGCGGCTGTCAAGGGTACTTTCGGCGCGTAGCCGCCGAGAGTACGCCGCAGCCGTATTATTGACAAAGGAGGTTAGTCATGGCTAATAATTTATCTCAGTTGAAAAAGGCGCTTACGGCCGGCGCGGAGTTTGAAATCGTCGGGCATTGCCGCCCTGAGTGCTTAGGGCAAAGCCGCCGCGTGAATATCGCGAATACGGCCGGCTTTTACAGCGTTATCCCCGACGAGCCGGACAGCAAGACGACGCTTGCGAACGACGGCAAGGGCTCGTTCCTCGGCTGGAGCAAGGCAAGGTTTTGGAGATTCGAGAACGGCGTTTGCTCTCTTTACGACAGCGACAAGGAGCAGACTCCCGAGCACCTGATTATAGCGCTCAAGCTAAAGGAGGGCGCGCATGGACAATCCGTATAGGCAAAAGGTTCTCAAAGCGATTCAGAAGCTCGGCCAGGTCCATTCCGTTTGGGACGTGTTTTCCGACTTCGTAGAGCTCGGCGCTTTATGTATCGCGAACAGCATTGAAGTGAAGGGCTCCGAAACTTGGGAGAAGCGGGAAAAGCAATACCTCGACACGATAGGCAAATACAAGCCGGACGAGCAAAAGCTATTCCCTGAAATGTTCGCGGACCTGGTTCAAGCTCTGGACTATGAGCTTACTTGGCGCAACGCTCCGACCGACGTACTCGGTACCTTGTTTCACGAGCTGGAGCTTCACAACAAATATAAGGGGCAATTCTTCACACCACAGAACGTATGCGACATGATGGGCCAGATAACGCTCGGCGACGGAGAAGGCGTACTTAACGAGCGCGGCTTCATTTCCCTGAACGAGCCTTGCTGTGGGTCCGGCGCTATGGTGCTCGGGTTTGCAAGGGCTATGCTCGAAAAGGAAATGAATTATTGTACCCAGCTTGTCGTGCTCGCGACCGATATTGACCTGAAATGCGTTTATATGTGCTACCTGCAATTATCCCTTTACGGTATTCCCGCTGTCGTGATTCACGGTAACACCTTAACGCTTGAGGAATGGTCGCGCTGGTTCACTCCCGTCTATATCGCGCATGGCTGGGCGTGGCGGTCGGGAGTCACGAGCGCAATCGATAATCGCGGCGCGCAGACGCCGCAAGAAGAAAAACAGGAACAACCGGCCGAGCCGGAACAACTCACACTTTTTAAGGAGGAACAGTAAAATGGCAACTATCACAAGAAAGACGGAAAGCCCTATTACCTGGGGCGAAGTCAAAGAGGCGGTCAAAGCCGGTAAGGCTGCGGAGATTCTTCATGTGGGCGATGAAATCACCGAGACGCTTACTACCGGCGAGCAGGTCGTTTTTGTCGTGGCGGGTATCGGCGTCTACGCCGAGAATCAGGTTATTTTCAGCTTGAAAAACTGCCTTGCCGAAGAATATCACATGAATGAGGACTGGACGAACAAAGGCGGCTGGCCCGCGTGCGATATGCGCCGGCATTTGACCGAGGACGTTTTCCACGTTCTGCCCGACGACCTGAAAGCGGTTATCACGCCGCGCAAGCTCACGACCGACGACGGCGAGGCCGAGGACAATATCTGGCTCTTTTCCGAGTACGAGGTATTCGGTGAGGATTGGTGCGACAAGGACCCCGACGACAAGCCCATTCCGTACTACCAGACTCCGGCGAACAGAGTCAAGTGCGACGCTGACGGCGATACAATGTGGTGGTGGGAGCGCTCACCTGGTGTGACCCACTCCAACTCCTTCTGCACTGTCGACAGCAGCGGCGTCGCCTACGCCAGCATCGCCAGCGGCTCGTACGGCGTTTGCTTCGGCTTCTGTATTTAATCTATTATCTGAAAGAATCCGGGGCCCTCGTGGCCCCGCAGACAGGAGAACACTAAACTATGAAAATACCGATTTTTATCAGGGGGGGGTGACCGCAAATGGGATTGGCGAAATTGCGGAAAGATTCCGGCTTGACTCTTCACCAGCTTGCGAAAGTAAGCGGCGTTAACTATCAGAAAATATGGCAGATTGAGCATGGCGTCATTAAGCCCGAGAATATCGCGCTCAAGACGGCGGTAAAACTGGCGAAGGCCCTCGACTGCTGCACAAAGGACCTTCTTACCCCCGACGAGGAGGAGACAAATGGAAACATGTAAAACTTGCCGGTACTTTCTCGGCCTGGGTGATTTTTGCCTTTGTTGCGAGCGCCACCCATGGCTTTATTACGAAGACTCTCCGGCGTGCGAAGACTGGGAGCCGAAAGACTCCGAGGAATAAACGGACCAAAGCAAGCCCCAGGTCGTCCATATTACGCTTAAATCCGGCCGAGGGTAAATCTAAGCGCCCGAGCGGTAGAGCGCGATACGGGACGTCTGGGGCTTGCTAAAACTCGAATGAGGGGTGAAAGCTGATGAAAGTATGTCAAGTTTGCGGGAAACCTATCGACTTTACTTCCCGCGCAAAGAAATATTGCTCTCCCGAGTGCAGGGCCCGGGTGAAGTACGAAAAGGACCGCGCTTGGCTCGCGGCTCACCCTGGAAAAGCGGCGGAATACAGCCGAAAATATTATGCGGCAAACGCCGAGCAATGTAAGCAGGCGAAAAAGGACGCCTATCGGCAGAAAGCTCTCGAACGGTATAAAACCGGCGATACCTGAGCGCGCCGCACAGGAAAGAGCTTACCGAAAGCAGTAAAACTCTTGCGCTATTCCGGGGCTCCCGAATCTTACTAAACACGGTAAAATTATAAATGTGAGGCGGACAAGGAGCCCGCCCGGAATAAGGAGGATTTTTATTATGTATAACATTCTGCTGCAAGGCGAAAACGTTACGGTCGCCATAGAGGACACCGCGAGGGAGTACAAGCCCGTCGTTATGATGGGCGGCGTTTCCTACAATCCACGCAATGCTTTTTGGGCGATGAACCGAGGCAAAGGTCAGCTCGACCCTATGTACGTACCCGAGGCCGAGGAGTTAATCGAAAAGGCGCAAGCTCACTGGTCGCCAAAAAAAAGCGGCAGTACGCCGGCCGACATGATTAACAACTTACTCGTCGATACGGTCGCCCAGCTCGCGGCGAAAGACGTAGTTGAAGTTGCGAAACCTTTGCTTGACGACTTTATCATGGAAACCTACGGCAAGCTCCCGCAGCGCCTGGAAGTCGTAACCGAGAAAAAGACGAACGTCGTGCAGGGTATCACGCACGAAAAGTTTGAGACCGTTCTTCAACTCGTGAATTGCAATATCCCCGTTTTCCTTACCGGTCCCGCAGGTTGCGGCAAGAACGTTCTTTGCAAGCAGGTGTCCGAAGCGCTCGGCATTGAGTTTTATTTCTCGAACGCCGTCACGCAGGAATACAAGCTCACCGGCTTTATCGACGCAAACGGCCGATTCCACGAGACGCAATTCTATAAGGCGTTTACGGAAGGCGGGCTCTTTATGCTGGACGAGATTGACGCCTCCACCCCCGAGGTCCTGGTTATCCTGAATGCGGCAATCGCGAACGGCTATTTTGACTTCCCGACGGGACGTGCCGAGGCGCACGAGGATTTTCGTCTTATCGCCGCCGGCAATACGTTCGGCACCGGCGCGGATATTGAGTACACAGGCCGCTATCAGCTTGACGCCGCCAGCCTGGACCGGTTCGCGGTTATCCAGATTGACTACTCGAAGGCGGTCGAAGAAGCGATTGCGGGCGGCAACAAGAATCTGCTGCAATTTGTCTGGAGCTTCCGCGAGGCTATCGAAAAGGCGCAAATCAAGTTTGTCGTTTCCTACCGCGCTATCGAGCGCCTCCACAAATTGGAGGACGTTCTGGAAGCGGGCGAGGCGCTCCAAATCTGCTTGCTCCGAAGCCTGGACCCGGACGACATGAAAATGATTTGCCGCAATATGAAGCCCTTAAACTCTAACGCCTATGCCGACGCGTTCAAAAGGATGGTGGCTTGACATGAAACTGATTCACGAGCATTTTAACAGTCTCGGCCAATACTTAGACGTTATCGAAAGCCGCAAGCCTAACCGCGTATTTGCGGGGCATGAGTTATCCAGTAGAGAAAGAGGCCGCTCGTTTTCGCTTACCGACTCTTACGAGGAAGCGAATGAGCTCGCCCGTATCGGCTATAAAGAGGGTTTGGACGAGCTGCAAGCGGCGAGCAGGAAGACCCGTCACATGGGCAGCGTACCGAAAGCCCTCCCCGCGACGAGCGTCGTCGGCTTTGCGCCGCATGTACCGAACGCCATAACCGGCATACCTTGCAGCATGATAACGACTCAGAAGGTCGAGCAGAAGGCGAAAGTTATATCTATCCTGTACTACATGGGTGGCGCGTGTCACGTGAACGCAAAAGAGTTTGTCGAGGCCGGAAAGAATATCCTGAACGTCGTGTATACCCTGGAGCTTCAAGGGTATCGCGTGGCGCTGAACGTGCTGACTAATTTTTGCGAAAGCAGCGAGCGAGCTCTTTGCACCGTTCAGGTGAAAAACTGGCGGCAACCGAGCAATCCGCTGAAAATATCTTACCCTCTCGTGCACCCGTCTTTTTTCCGCCGCCACGGATTCCGCTGGCTGGAGACCCAGCCTGAGCTTACCGACCAAAGTTTTACTATTGGCTACGGCAGGCCTTTGGAAGTCGTAGAAGGCAGAAACGCGGACGCTCGCAGGCGTTGGCTGAAAGAGCAAGGTATTCTACAAGACAGCTGGTTTTATACCGAGCGCGAGGAAGCAAGGGCGAACGAGGCCGAGGAGCTTATTAAAGTTATGGGTATCGGCGCTAAGCCGGAGAAGAAAACGGCGAGCAAGCCGAAACGCCAGGAGGCCGCGAAAGAATATAAGCCCTCCGGCAGATACGAGCCGGAACGCGGTATGGGCCTGCGCTTTGAGGATATGGAGCTCCCCGAGCCGTTCGAGATTCCAGAGGACGATATTCCCGACTTTAGTCCGGCTGACCTGAGACTCCCGCCCGAGGCGCTTTATAAGAAAATGATGGGAAAGCGGGGCTATCGGTAAATGCGGACCCGGACAAGCCCCAGGCGTCCCGTATCGCGCTTTATTTTTCCGAGTATAAATCTAAGGGCCCAAGCCATAGAACGCGATACGGGACGCCTGGGAGTCAAATATGGACGAACAGGAGGAAAAGAATAAATGACGCTGCTTGATTTGCTGCAAAAACTCTCGCCTGATACCCTTATAGGCATTTGGAATATTGACGACAAGCGAGCTAAATGCCCGACGCCGCAGACCTACCAAAAGGCTGGGAATATTCAGTGGAACAAGATTCAGAATATTATTGGCTATGAGGTAATGGCGATTTGTGTAAACGAGAAAAATGGCGGCTTATTTGTCCGAGTATATAATAAAGCTCGGCTTGATATAAGTATTGCTAACTCTGATTTAGCACAAAAAATAAACAATACACGTCCGTAGCTCAGATGGATAGAGCGCCAGACTCCGACTCTGGAGGCCGCGGGTTCAAGCCCCGCCGGGCGTACCACGCATATTTTGCGACAAAAAAAAATAAGGAGGACTCAATAATGGAGTACAAAATTGGACAGATTCTCACCTCGAATCAAGACGTGGAGGTTGAAAAGGCTTTGTCTGGGGAAAAGGTGATTATTCCTAAAGGCAATAGAATCATAATTGGCGCGGACAATCTGGCGCACCACCTTCGCGACGGTATGATTCAGCCTCTCGGCGACGCGACGGTTAAAGGTTATGACTCAGCAGGTTTGGCGGAGTATCTGCTGCTCATTCTTAAAGCGCATTTTCCTATTTCTGAAATGCTGGAGGACTATGACATTGAAGAAAAAGACCTCCTGGACGAAATCGAATACGCCCTTGACGACATAGGGCTTTAAGAGAGGAGGTGACGGAGAAATGAAAAAGTGTATTGCGGTAGTCGCGGCGCTACTTTGCATTCTTAGCTTAGCTGGCTGTATGGGTAACTCTGGAAACTTGACGGAGGGCTTTACCAATGAGACAAATACCTTTAATTACATACTCACCTATGAGGCGGGCGAGTATCATTTGCACGAGGTAAACAAGTGGAAAGACGGAGGTTCCGACGCTCTTGGCGTTACCACGAAATGCTGCGGGAATCAATTTTGGACCTCCTTTAACGAGGCGGTGCTGTATACTAATAAGCCCGAATACCTTCCCGAAAACGTGATTATCTGCGGTGCGAAATAAGGAGGATTCCAAAATGCGATTGTGTAGAGCAAAAGGCGTTGACGCTATTTTTCATAAGTGGGCAGAGGTATCAGAAGTTATACCGCCCTCGCCTATGGTCGGCGGGCACTCTGGCGGCGTTATTCGGTACGCCACCGCTATTGTAGAGTTTATTCATAACGGGCAAGTTATCGAAGTTATGGCGAATGACGTTATTTTCTGCGACACCGAGAAGGCGGCCGCGTGCCTCGGTTATAAGAAAGAGGAAAATCCGCCATGCCCGCACGGGTATTCTAATTGGGACGATTGCCCCGACCGCTGTCATTAAAAAGCGCAGGACGCACCCAGACAAGCCAGAATCAGTCCGTATCGAGTTTTAGAGCATAGGCTCTTAGATTTACCCTCGGAATAGAAATGGGCTTGATATGGAGCTCCTGGGAGCAAAATAAGCAAAAAGCCGAGCGAGCATAAAAACTCGTTCGGCTTTTTACTATCTTTGGAGATGGACTTCCACAAGATATTGTGCTATACTATTTCAATAATCACAAGATAAGGAGGAAAATCTATGCGAGCTCAGAATGAGTTTGAGCGCGCCTTACTGAAGTTTGAAAATCAGCTTGGCGCGCTCAGCATAGCCTGCGAAAATCTCGAAGTCGTTTTTGCGGAAAGACACGTAGAGATTTTCGCGGAAGACCCGGTCGAGTAAACCGGTCGTGCAAGCTCTCTGCTCACAACAGAGAGCTTAATTCTTATTATAAAGTAACCCAGCACTTTTTGTAAATAACTGCGAGGAAGAAAAAGACGGGCAGGTTTATGACCTGTCCGTCTTCATCTCGAACGCCAGCACAATACCATAGGGGAACACGAAAACGGTGCTCCCTGGTGTTCGACCAGCGATAATTTTGGTGGAGGCGTCGTCGCGCTGGTCGAACCCGTCGGACTCTAACAGCGCAAGGTCGGACTTGGCAAGCTCAGGGTGATTCTTATTGATATTGTAGTATATGAGGAGCTTGTCGTCGTAAAGGTAAACCTCCGACACAAAACATTCAATTATTTCTTTCTTGTAGGCTTGCTCGTCCTCGCCCTTTTCCGCGTATTGCATAAGCATAAACTCGATATGCTCGGGCGTGAGAACGACCTTCCTCGCCTCTGCGGCCTTTAATTCGTCATGGAGCTGCAAGCGCTCCATCTCTAACTCTTTCAGCCGTACCGGCAGCGTCATTGTCTCAACGCCGGACTCTATCGCTTTTAGCGTGTTGTCAAGGGCTCTTTTATTTTCGGCAATTCTACGCCGGAAAAACTCCACTTCCTCGTCGCCCGTCTTGTCTTTAAGCTGAATCTCATAGCAGGCGTTCGCGATATACTTTAAGGCGTCCGGCCTAAGAATGTGGTCCAGCGTTTCGGCGACGACCAAATCCTCGAGCCAGTCTTTCGAGACGTGCTTTTTATCGCACCCCTTTTTACTCCTGGCGGTTGGGCAATAATAATAGTAAAACTTACCGCCGCGCCGACCGGTACCGCTTACCCCTGTCATTTTCTTTTTGCAATGCCCGCAGAACAATTTACCGGACAACAAATATTCCGCTCGCGGAAGCGCCGCTTGTTTACTGGTGCGCCTGCGGGCGTTTTCTTTTTGCGCCATAGCAAAGACCTCTTTCGACACGATGGCGGGAACGGCGTCCTCAATCCGAATGTCGCCACACTTGTAGACCCCGATATATTTTTCATTTTGTATTATACGGGGTATGGAGCTCTTTGTAAAGGGATTGCCCCGACTTGTCTTTATACCGAGGTCGTTCAAGTATCTGCAAATCTCGGAGTTTGGCTTTTGCCGAACGAACATATCGAAAATCATTCTTACGGCTTCCGCTTCTTTCTCGTCTACTATAAAAGATTTGTCCGGTCCTATCTTATAGCCGAGCGCGATATTGCCGCCGGTCGCCTTCCCTTTCAGCGCGCTCTCGCGAATCCCGCGCCTGATTTTCTGGCTCAGCTCGGCGGAGTAGTATTCCGCAAGCCCTTCCATAAGACTTTCGAGAATTATGCCCTCCGGCCCTTCCGGTATATGCTCGGCTGCGTAATGAAGCTCGACGTTGCATTTTCGGAGGTGCCTTTTATAAATCGCGCTGTCGTATTTATTGCGGGCGAAGCGGTCGGTCCGATATACGATAACCGCCTCGAACATGTGCTTGCCGCTGTCCTGCATAAGCCGTTGAAAATCCGGCCGGTTATCTGTCCGACCTGAAATTGCCCTGTCTATGTATTCGCCAACAATCGTTAGTCCTTTCGCTTTAGCGTACTCGGAGCATACGCGGACTTGACCCTCGATAGATTGCTCGGTTTGATTGCTCGAAGAATATCGGGCATAGATAACGGCGCGCTTCACTTTTCGGACTCCGCGGCTTCAAGGTCCATTGCTTTTGTCAAGAGCTGCATTCTTCCCCTTACGCTAAGCTCTTTATAAATACGAAGAAGCTCCGTTTCTTCTTTGCTTAATTGGACCGGCGTATTTTCGCCGTTTATATAGACGGGCGCGTTCGCCTGGCCGATAAGGCCGTTATTAGTATGGACCTGCTCCACGCTCACGCTTTGGCTCTCGTCCCAGCCCATAAGGTACGCGGGCGTTACGTCGAGGGCGTCCGCAACCTTTTGAATCTTATCGCTGCGCATGTCTTTAATATATCCCGTTTCCCACTTGCGGACAGTGCTTGCGCCGACGCCGACTCTTTTTCCGAGCTCGTCCAGCGTTAACTCAAGGGCAATTCTGCGGTCCCTGATTCTCTGACCCATGTTTTCTACCATGCCGTATTCCTCCTTATATGTATGACCCATTACGCGTGCGCGCGGGCTTAGTCTTGACCAACTCTTGTCCTATTATACCATAGATTTGTCGTAAATGAAATAGGAAGACAAAAAATCTTTCTATTTTTATCGCAAAAGCTATTTACAAATCCTAAAGGACAAGGTATAATTAGAAATGTCCTTTGGGACAAACGGTAACAGGGCCCACGCTACCGATAAATTACATGAAGGAGGTACGCTATGGACGGCGCAATGATTAACCGAAACTTGCTTAAATCGCAAATGACGCTGCGCGGTATTACAGGTAAAGCCCTTGCGGACGCGCAAGGCTGGAGTTCAACGACCGCGTACAGGAAAATCAACGGCAAAGTAGCATTCACGGCGCCGGAGATTCAGGTTTGCGTCGAGCTGCTTTCCCTTGACTCCGAGATTGCCAGCCAGATTTTTTTTGCCGGCAAAATGTCCTAAAGGACAAAAATGACTGAGTTTATAAGCGGTGAGCTCGACGCCGACGGCCGCGCTAAAGAGCGCGTGATGCTTGAACGACTGCTTGACAACGCGAAAGCGTTTTATCGAAACCCTGAAAACCTGCAAGCCTTTGAGGCTTGGAAAAAGAATAAGGAGGCACACACTTATGGCACAAATTACGATGACCTTTGATTTGACGCCCGAAACCCTGGAGATTTTGAAGCTCCTGACCGGCGCGTCAACTGACAAAACCGAAAAAACCGGCAAGGCTGCGCCGGAACCTGAACAACTCACCTTTGACGACTTGGATAGCGGCAAGGACAAAAAGCCCGCTAAGAAAACGGCCGCAAAAGACAAAAAGGCTGCTGCCCCGAAAGAGGAGCCCGCAGAAGAAAAAGACGACGCTCCGGAGATTACCCTGACCGACGTCCGCGCCGTCGCCCTGAAGCTCTCTAAGGCCGGCAAGCAGAAACTGCTTAAAGAGATTTTCGCCAAATACGGCGCTGAAAAGCTCTCGGATATTGCCGCCGAGCACTATGCCGACCTGATGGCAGATTTGGAGGCCGCCAATGAGTAAGCATGCATTGCTTTCCGCAAGCGGTTCTTCTCGTTGGCTGGAATGCCCGCCGAGCGCGCACCTTGAGCTCCAATTTCCTAAAAAGTCCAGCAGCTATGCAGACGAGGGAACGGCGGCCCATGAGTTATGCGAGCTTGCGGCGAGGTACTGGCTGGAAGAAATAAGCGAGGCGGAGTATGAAGACAGGCTCGCCGATTTGGCGAAGGGCGAATATTACAACGCCGAAATGCAGGAATGCGCCGTTGACTACGGCCGCTTTATCAGCGAGACCGTAAAGGCTACAAGGGAAAATTGCCCCGACGCTATCGTGGAGCTTGAGGTTAAAAGCCTTGACTTTTCCGATTGGGCGCCCGAGGGATTCGGCACCGGCGACTGTATTATCGTGGCCGACGACCTGCTGGAAATTATCGACTTCAAATACGGCAAAGGCGTTCGCGTTGAAGCCGAGAACAATCCGCAAATGCGGCTGTACGCCCTCGGAGCGATTAAGCTCTACGGCGAGCTCTATGACATTAAGCGGGTGCGCATGTCGATTATCCAGCCCCGAATCAATCGCGAGCCCAGCACAGACGAGATAAGCGTTACCGAGCTTTTGGATTGGGCGGAAAATTACGTCAAGCCTCGTGCAGCGCTTGCGTTTGCCGGCGAGGGTGAGTTTAATCCGAGCGAAAAGACCTGCAAGTTTTGCCGCGCGAAAGAACAGTGCAAGGCCAGGTACGAACAGAATCTTGCGCTCTTTGACGAGGCCCCCGACCCTCTGCTTATTACCGTTGACGAGGCGGGCGCGGTGCTTGAAAAGGCCGCGGATATAAAGGCTTGGCTCTCGGACCTTGAAAAGCTCGTTATGTTTAAGCTCTTTGAAGGAGAGCCGGTTGAAGGCTGGAAGCTCGTCGAAGGCAGAAGCAACCGCAAGTATACCGACGAGACGAAAGTCGCCGAGGCTATGAAGGCCGCGGGCTATGACGAGGCGCGGCTTTACGAGCGTTCGCTTATCGGCATAACGGCGATGGAAAAAGCGTTCGGCAAGAAGGCAGTCGGCGAGGTCTTGAAAGACCTTATCTATAAACCGCAAGGGAAACCGACGCTTGCTCCGGCTACCGATAAGCGCGCTGAGTTTAAGCCCGAAGAATTGGTACTCGACGCCTTTGACGACGTTAAAGAATAACGCGGAAGGAGGAAACCCGATGAGAAAGAGAAAAGCGCGGCAGCGCAAACGGCTTGTGCTTTTCGGCTCAGCAGCTTTAGCGGTCGCATTAGCGACGACCTTAGCGCTTTTCCTGAACGCCAAAAGCCCCGGGCCGGAATCCGAGCCTACTCCTACCGCGCTGGCCGTTTCAAGCATTCCTCTTATGAGCGCAAGCGCACCGGCATATTCGGCCTCTACATACTCGAATATGGGCGACGTCGTACTGCTTGAAAGTCCGGCGCCGTCTGAGTCCGAGCCCGAAAGCCTCGGCGAGTTTGTTTTAACGGCGTATTGCACATGCGTAAAGTGCTGCGGAGAATGGAGCGCCGAGCACCCGTCTCGAATCGGTACGGACTACGTGCAAAAGACGGCGAGCGGCACGATACCGACCGCGGGGAGAACAATCAGCGTAGACACAAGCGTTATTCCGTTCGGCACGACTGTTATTATACGCGGCCACGAGTATGTGGCGGAAGACCGCGGCGGCGCGATTAAAGGAAATAAGATTGATATTTTCTTTGACGACCACAACGAGGCTTTGGAGTTTGGCTGCCAGACGGCGGAAGTATTTATCACAAACAATAAGGAGGACTAAATTATGCAAATCATGACGCAGGACCACAAGAGGCTTATCAATAGCGAGTATGTGAGCCAGTTTTATATCGTGGAGGACGACAAGGGCGTAAAGCTCATGGCCGCGACCGATGTAGACGTTACGCTCGGCTCGTACAGCAAGCCGGAGCACGCGGAAATGGCGTTGAAGTTCATCGGCATTTGCCTGGTAGACGAGGACGCCCAGAACAAAATCACTCAGGTGCCTACCCGCGAGGATATGGAGCGGAGCGACGACCTTATCCCCTCCGGCCTGAATCCCGACGGCTTGAAAAAGCTCTTTGAGCGTGCAATGTCGTCAAGGGGGGGGCACCCGAAAATCCTGACGGTGACTCGGTTCCTGACCTCTTTTCCCTGCTGAAAAGCATTCTCGACTAAGAAAACAAAAATCTAATTTATAAAGGAGACTTTTATCATGGCTAATTCTACTCAAATCACAACCGGCAAGGTTCGTTTCAGCTATTGCAACCTGTTCACCCCGAGAGCGGTCGACAACGGCCCCGCAAAGTACAGCGTGACTCTGCTTATCCCTAAGAGCGATAAGGCGACGCTCTCCAAAATCAAGGCGGCGATTGAGGCTGCGAAGACCGCGTACATTCAGCGCAATTCCGGCAAGAAGCTGCCGAGCAATCTTAAGAACACCCTGCACGACGGCGACGGCGAGCGCCCGAACGGCGGCGAGTTTGGCGAGGAGTGCCACGGCCATTGGGTTATGACCGTAAGCTCTAAGAATCCGCCTGTTATCGTGTACGGCGACAAGACGCCTATCACGGACCCGCAGGAGCTTTATTCCGGTTGCTACGGCCGCGCGATTATCAATTTCTATGTGTACGACACGCAGGGCAATAAGGGTATCTCCGCCGGGCTTAACGGTATTATGAAGCTCTACGACGGCGAGCCTTTGGGCGGCGGCGTTGTGACCGATTCCGATTGGGACGACGGCTGGGAAGACGACGACGCAGACGACGACCTGCTCGGCTAAGTCATGCGGACCTTAAGCATTGACATAGAAACATATTCCTCGGTATCGCTTCAAAAGTGCGGCGTGTACGCTTACGCCGAGAGCCCCGATTTTGATATTTTGCTCTTTGGGTACGCTTGGGACGACGAGCCCGCGCAAGTGATAGACCTTACCACTGGCGCGGGCTTGCCCCAGGAGCTCCAGGACGCTCTGTATGACCCCGAAGTCTTGAAGACAGCATATAACGCTAACTTTGAAAGGGCTTGTCTGAGCGCGTATATGGGCTCCGTAACGCCGCCCGAGCAATGGCAATGCACCGCCGTACTTTCCAGGGAGCTGGGCCTTCCCACCAGCTTGGAGGCGGTCGGCGAGGTTATCGGACTTCCCGAGGAAAAGCAAAAACTGAAAACCGGCAAGGCACTGATTCGCTATTTTTCCATTCCCTGCAAGCCTACGAAGACGAACGGCCAGCGGACAAGAAACCTGCCGGAGCACGACCCCGAGAAATGGGCGTTGTATATCGACTACAACCGGCAAGACGTAGAGACCGAGCGAGAAATCCGCAAAAGGCTCTCCCGCTTCCATGTTATCGAGACGGAACAGCCTTTGTGGGAAGTCGACCAGCATATCAATGACCGCGGCGTGGGCGTTGACATTATCCTCGCGAAACGGGCGATTGAGATTGACAAGGTTATCAAGGCGCGGCTTCTCGACCAGGCGAAAGAGCTTACGGGGCTTGACAATCCGAAAAGCACTCACCAGCTCAAAAGCTGGATTGAGGAGACCGCCGGCATAGAGGTCGCCAGCCTGAACAAAAAGGAAATCGCAGGCGTTCGCGAATCTGCGGACAACGAGGAAGTCGATAAAATGCTCGACATTCGAGCGGGGCTTGCAAAGACTTCGACCGAGAAATACAACGCTATGATTCGGACCGTCTGCGAGGACGGAAGAATCCGCGGCTTGACGATGTTCTACGGCGCGGCAAGGACCGGCCGATGGGCCGGGCGGCTCGTGCAAATGCAGAATCTGCCTCAGAACAAAATGCCGGAACGCGACCTTGATACGGCGCGCCAGCTTGTGCGGGCGGGAGACCTTGAAACGCTTGAAATGCTCTACGACGATATTTCCGGCACGCTCTCCCAGCTTATCCGCACTGCGTTCATTCCGAAGAAAGGGCACCGGCTAATTGTCGCCGACTTTTCGGCGATTGAGGCGAGAGTTATCGCATGGCTCGCGGGCGAGCAATGGCGCCTTGACGTTTTTAATACGCACGGCAAAATCTACGAGGCAAGCGCCGAGCAGATGTTTCACTTGCCGCCCGGGTCCGTCAAGAAGGGCGACCCTATGCGGCAAAAGGGAAAAATCGCCGAGCTTGCCCTGGGGTATGGCGGAAGCACCGGCGCGCTTATCTCGATGGGCGCGTTAGCGATGGGCTTGAAAGAGGAGGAGCTTAAACCGCTTGTGTATAGCTGGCGGTCGGCGAATCCGAATATCACCAAATTTTGGTGGGACACCGACGCCGCGGCGAAGGCGACTATAAACACGCAAACGCCGAGCTATCTGCCCCATGGTATCGCGTTTCGGAAAAAGGGCTCGCTATTGCGGCTCAGACTTCCGAACGGCCGCGAGCTTTCTTACGTCAAGCCTATGGTTATCAACGACGACATTACCTACGAAGGTACCTTGCAAGGCTCTGGGCATTGGGGACGAATCGAGTCCTATGGCCCGAAGCTCGTGGAGAATATTGTACAGGCGGTCGCTCGCGACTGTTTGGCTGAGACCATTATGAAGGTCGAAGCTATGGGCTATCCCGTTGTATTCCATGTTCACGACGAGCTTATATGCGAGGTTCCCGAAGCAAAAGCCGACCAGGCTTTGAAAGATATTCTCGAAGTTATGGCGACGCCGATTCCCTGGGCGGAAGGGCTTCCGCTCAAGGGAGACGGCTATCAATGCGAATATTATAGAAAGGATTAAGCGCTTATGAAACTTACGGATTTTAATAAAATCGTGGACGAGCAAGTCGAGCGCTGCCTTACCGTACTTGCGGAAAAAGGCAAGGAATATTCCCTCAGCGACGACAGGCTCGACCATTTCAAAGACGCCGCGGCCGAACAGGACACGACACCGAAGCAAGCTCTCTGGGGCATGGCCTCAAAGCATTTTGCGTCATTAAGCGGCATGTGCAAGAACGGCCAAAGCGATATGGACCGCTGGCTTGAAAAAATTACCGACAGCATAAACTACCTGCTTTTGCTGCGGGCAGTTGTCGAGGAGGAGGCCGCTGATGAAAAAGATTGAGGTGAAAATCTTAAATCCCGGAGTCGTGGCCGAGGCTGAAAAGATGATGGTTTGCGCCGCGAGGCTTACCCAGCGCGGGCACAAAATCAAGAATCTCGACGACTTTATGGCCCTGTACAATCAAGGCTATACGGAAGAAACCGTTGCAGCTATGGCGAAGCTCCCGCACCCGACGATTCAGAAGTTCGGCGCTATCAATATCGTTGTCGTCGGAGCGAGCAGACGCTTCCTTGCGCAAATTACCAGGCACCAGAACGAAGTCAAGTTTATGTCGGCGTCGCTGCAGTACAGCAATTATTCCGGCGAGGCTGATTTTACGGTTCCTTATGATGTACTCTCGAAACCGGCGCTTGCTAAAACTATGTATTTACACACTTGCAAGGCCGCAATGGAAAATTATCAAGCGGCAATCCAGCAAGGTGTAGATAACGACTCGGCCGGCTACATGGCGCCGCAGGGTTTGCGGAATGTTCTCATTATCAGCGCTACGCCCTATCAGTTAAAACACATGATAAGCCAGCGCATTTGCCGCCGCAATACTCCCGAAACTCGTTACATTATGCTTCGAATCTGGGAGGCGCTTTATGAGCTCGCTCCTGCTATGTTCTCAAGGGTAACGACCGGCCCTTTCTGTATGAAGGACCATTGCAAAGAAGGGAAAATGACGTGCGGCTCTTCACTTTGGCCCGAAGCTACGCCAGCAGAAATCATTAAAACCGATTTTCCGCTTTTGATAAGAGGCGGTGCTGATAGTGAGTGACTTTGACCTTTTACTAACGCTTCAAAAAGAGTTAACCGACACTCTAAAGTTGCGTACCCGCATCTCTGACGGTTGGATTCCGTCGACCCTTAGCAAATCGAAGATACGTCGCCTCCGTTTACAGATTCAAGAGGTTATGCTAAGAATCGAGCGTGCTTGTCAGACAACATATATTCATGGAAAGGAGTCGTGGCATGAATGAAGGTAAAGCTGATTGACTTTAATGGCCGAGCTCCCGTAAGAGCTCACGATAACGACGCAGGGGCTGACGTGTTCAGCCCCAGGGCGCAAACGATTTATCCGGGGCAAGTATATAAGCTCCCTCTCGGATTTGGCCTGGAGCTTCCTGCCGGCCTCGTGGGCTTTGTGTTTCCGCGTAGCAGCTTGAGCGCCCGCGGTATCGTCTGCGAGCTTCCCCCGATTGATTCGGGGTATCGCGGCGAGATTCACGCGGTCGTTACGAACGTTAGCAACGACGGCTACGACATTAAGGAAGGCGAACGTATCGGCCAGCTTGTGATATTGCCGGTCGTGACCCCTGAGTTTACTTATGAGAAGTCTGCCGAACGCGGTACCGGCGCTTTTGGCAGCACGGGCAGGTAGCTATGAGAGTGAAAAAGGCGGGCGGTAAAGTTTTCGGCGCAGATTTTACCGCCGCCGAGCGTAAAGCTATGAATCTTGAAATCCAAAGACAGCTTGCAGAGTACGACCTTAAACACGCGAACGAGCTTGACGCCATTATACTTTGGCAGTTGCACGTACAATTCGGTTTTGGCGTAAAGCGGTTAAGGCGGTTTTACGAGCGTTTTAAGGCTGAATATCTTGACCTCGTTAAGCGATATGAAATGGACGAGGCCGATAATGTCTGGCTCAATACTCGCAAGCTGAAGGAAATCGGCGTCGACATAGAATCTTGGAACAAAGGCGGTGAAGGCTAATGCGAATTGACAGAGACAGCTACTATTTGAATATCGCCAAAGCGGTTGCGGCAAGGTCCACCTGCTTACGCAGGCAGTACGGCGCCGTAATCGTGTCCGGCGATGAAATTATTGCGACGGGCTATAACGGCTCTCCGCGGGGCGAGCTGAATTGCTGCGACGTCGGCGAGTGTTATTGCGAGAAACATTCCTCGCCGGTAGACGAGCGAGCGGCGAAGCACGGCGGTCAATACGGCGCTTGCGTCGCGGTCCACGCCGAGCAGAACGCCATAATCAGCGCGGCGAGACGAGATATGCGAGGGGCTACCCTTTATCTGGCTTGCCTCGACGAGTCTATCGACCCGGCGCCATGTAACTACTGCGACCGCATGATTAAGAACGCGGGCATTATTAAGGTTGTAACGAAGGGGGACGTATAATGGGCTTACCGGCTATGAAACTGCAATACGACGGTCCCTTGACGATTGCGACCGCCGGCTCTCGGAAAAGCGTGAGCTGGAAAAATCAAGATGTATCATGGGGGGAGCTCGCGGCCCGTCTCGCCACGCCCTTAAAGACGGCGGAAACGCAAGACGAGTACAACGCCATGCGAAAGGCGCAAAAAGACGATATTAAGGACGTCGGCGGTTTTGTAGGCGGCGCGCTCAAAAACGGAAGGCGCAAAGCCGAGTCGATTATTCACCGTAGCCTTGTGACGCTCGACATTGACTCGGTACCGCAGGGCGAAGACCCTTGGGAAATCGTGACGCTCGTTATCGGCTGCGCGGCGATTTTATATAGCACGCACTCGCACTCTCCGAAAGCGCCGCGCTTGCGCCTGGTTATCCCGCTCTCACGCAAAGTGACCCCTGACGAATACGCGGCGCTCTCGCGCCGCATTGCGGGCGACATTGGAATCGATATGTGCGACGATACTACATACGAAGCACATAGACTTATGTACTGGCCCTCTCATTCTATCGACGGGGAGTATCGCTTTGAAATCCAGGACGGCCTTTGGCTGGACGTGGACGAACAGCTTGCCCGCTACAAAGATTGGCACGACGTGAGCGAGTGGCCCGTTTCAAGTCGTAAGACAGAAATCATGCGGCGCCTGGCGAAGAAACAAGGGGACCCCCTTGAAAAGCCCGGCGTCGTTGGCGCGTTTAACAGGGTGTACTCGATTGAGGACGCCATAGACCAGTTTTTGCCCGAAGTCTACGAGCCGAGCGCGACGGAAAACCGCTACGACTACATTCCCGCGGACTCAAGCGCCGGCCTCGTGGTTTACGACGAAGGCAAGTTTGCCTATTCGCACCACGCGACGGACCCGATTTGCGGCAAGTTATGCAGCGCGTTCGATTTGGTAAGGTTGCACCTTTTCGGAGACCAGGACGACGCGGCCTCGCCCGGCACGCCGGTAAACAGACTTCCGTCTTATACGGCTATGTGCGAGCTCGCTATCGGCGACGAGGCCGTAAGGAAAAGCCTCGCCGAGCAAAAACTAAAGGAGCTCTCCGAGGCGTTCGACGAGGACGAGGACACCGAATGGCTGGCCCAGCTCTCCATGACGCCGAAAGGCAAGGTCGAGCCAACTATCGACAACGCTTTTATCATTATTACCCACGACCCCGAGCTCCGCGGCAAGTTTTACTTTGACGAGTTCCGCGAGCGCCCGGTCGTATGCGGCGACATGCCTTGGATAAGCCTGGAGGACCGCACAAGCGAAGTCTGGACGGATTCGGACGACGCCGGCGTAAGGCGTCTTGTTGAAAAGAAGTACGATATTGATAACCTCTCAAAAATCCGCGACGCCGTAGACCTCGCTATGCTGAAACTGAAACACCACCCCGTAAGGGAATATTTGAACGGCCTCGTATGGGACGGCGCGAAAAGAGCCGACACGATTTTCATTGACTACTTGGGGGCAGAAGATACCGTTTATACCCGCGAGGTGACCCGTAAGGCGCTGCTTGGCGCGGTTGCGAGAATCATGTCGCCCGGCTGTAAGCACGACCACATTCTTGTTTTGGTAGGTCCTCAAGGGTGCAGGAAGTCGACAACGCTCGCAAAGCTCGGCAAGTCGTGGTTTTCGGATTCGCTCTATACCTTATCGGGTAAAGACGCATACGAGCAGCTTCAAGGTTATTGGATTATTGAGATGGGAGAAATGGCAGCGACGCGTAAAGCTGAGCTTGAGCAGATAAAGCAATTCGTCTCGAAGCAGTCGGACAATTTCCGTTCGGCGTATGCCCGCCGCACGCAGGAGCACCCGAGGCAATGCGCCTTTTTCGGAAGTACGAACGACGAGGAGTTTTTAAGAGACCCGACGGGTGGCCGCCGTTTTTGGCCGGTCGTAGTGACGAAGGAAGGACGCAAAAGAGCCGAAGGTTTTACCGACGAAATCGTGGACCAGGTTTGGGCGGAAATCGTTACCCGCTATAACGCCGGAGAGCAATGGTATTTGAGCGAGAACGCCGAAGCGCTGGCTCGCGAGGTTCAGTCTGCGCATACGGAGCAGAACGGCAAGCAGGGCGTCGTGGAAAACTTCCTTGAAACTTTGTTGCCGAAAAACTGGGACGAACGGGACCTTGACGGGCGGCTTATGTTCTATAACGGCGGATTCGGAGGAGAGGAACGAGGGACGGAACGGCGGGACCGAGTATGCGCTTTGGAGATATGGGCCGAGCTTTTCAAGGGCGACATTAAAGCCTATACGCAGGCGCAGGCAAGAGAAATAACGGGTATATTGCGACAGATAAAGGGCTGGAAGTTTTACGGTTCGACCTACTGCGGCAAGCCTTACGGAAAGCAAAGAGCCTTTGTCCGAGACGGCGTTCCCCGTTCAAATCTACCGGATAACGACCTTTTGGGCGACGAGCTATGACGAGCCCGCAAAACGAGTTTACGACCGAGTACGACCGAGTACAACCGAGCTCGGTTGTTGAAAAAAGCCAGTCATACCAAGCCTTCGGAGCTTTTCGACCGAGTACAACCGATTTTTCTATAAACTTTATGAAAATTGAGAGAATAGAGAGATTTGAGAGTTTATGTACTTCTCAAAACTCTCAAAACCTCTCAAATCACAGATAGTGTTATAGGGAAACTCGGTTGTACCGGTTGTAAACTGCGAAAAAGTCAGTAACCGCAAGGCTTTGTGGCTACGACCGAGTTTTTGGCCCTCGGTTGTTATCGGTTGTAAGATGGTTGGTAAGTTCCAGAAAGCCAGTATTTGCAAGGCTTTGAGCTTACGACCGAGTTACCGGCTGAGTTTGAGCCGGACTAAAGGAAGGAGGATTTATGCGAAATGCAAGAATCGGGCTTTGAAAATTATGTTATGAAGAAAATCCGTTCGGTCGGAGGACGGGCCTTTAAGTGGGTGTGTCCCGGCATGACGGGCGCGCCGGACCGTATTTGTATATTCCCCGGCGGGCGGATTATTTTTATAGAGCTGAAACGCCCGGGGCTGAGCGACGGAAGAAGCGAGCGGCAAAAGAAGGTATGCCGGCTTCTTCGGGGACTCGGCTGCGACGTTCGGCGCATAAGCGAAAAGAACGAGTTCAAAGAGCTTATGCGGGAGGTGGGCTATGATATATAAGCCGTATGCGTATCAGGAGTATGCCGAAAACTTTATACTCGATAATCCCGGCGCCGGGCTATTGCTCGATATGGGAATGGGAAAAACGGCGACGACCTTATCGGCCGTCGAGAAACTGATTCGAGACAGGTTTGAGGTTTGCCGCGTTTTGGTTATCGCACCGTTAAAGCCGGCGGTCGAGACCTGGCCCGCCGAGATTATGAAATGGGCGCACCTGGAGGGCCTGGAATATTCTCTCGTTATCGGGAGCGAGAAAGAACGAATTGCGGCGCTCGGCAAGGACGTTGACCTTTATATAATAAATCGGGAAAACATCGTATGGCTCGTAAACTACTATAAGAAAAAATGGCCGTTCGAGATGGTCGTTATAGACGAGCTCTCGTCGTTTAAGTCCAGTAAGTCGCAGCGGTTCCGGGCGTTGAAAAGGGTTCGGCCTATGATTAAGCGGGTGGTCGGGCTTACCGGCACGCCGTCGCCGAACGGACTGCTTGACTTATGGGCGCAGGCGTACCTTATCGACCAGGGCGAGGCTTTGGGAAAGACGGTAACCGGCTACCGCGAAAAGTATTTCGTACCGGACAAGCGGAATGCGACGACGATTTTTTCCTGGAAACCGAAACCGGGCGCAGAGGAGGAAATCTACGACCGGCTGAAATCCTGCTGTATCAGCATGGACAGCGCCGAATACTTAGACCTTCCCGAGCGTCTTTATATCAATCACGAAGTCGAATTGCCGGACGAGGCGAAGGAACAATACAAGCAGCTTCAAAGGGATATGCTTTTACCGTTCGCGGACGGAGATATTGACGCGGGCTCGGCGGGTATATTGGCGAATAAGCTCTTGCAGTTTTGCGGCGGTTGCGTGTATGACGAAAACCGCGGCGTCAAAGAGTTCCATACGGAAAAGCTCGATAAGCTGGAGCAGCTTATCGAGGAGGCGAACGGCCAGCCCGTTTTAGTCTTTTACGCCTATCAGCATGAGCGGGACAGAATCTTGCAGCGGTTTTCCGAGGCCGTAGAGATAAAGAGCGACGACGCGGTGAAACGGTGGAACGCCGGAAAAATACCTATTTTACTTGCGCACCCCGCGAGCGCGGGGCACGGGCTTAATTTACAGGAAGGCGGCCATATCGCGGTTTGGTACAACTGGACGCATAACCTCGAATGGTACCAACAGGCAAATAAGCGGCTTCACCGACCGGGACAAAAAGAGGTCGTATTGATTCATCATATCGGAGTGAAGGGCGGGCTCGATATGCAAGTGCTGAATAACGTACTTGCCGAAAAAGCGGATTCGCAGGAGTTTTTAATTCAAGCCTTACGGGCGATAATTCAGGAGGTAGCGGCATGACGCAAGAACAAATTAAAGCGATAAGCGAGGACCCGAAGGCTTTTTTACTGCAAGGGCGCAAGGCGAAGGAGCTTATTACGGCGAAGCGGGAACGCATAGACTCTTGGCATAGGCTTGCCGAGTCCATTACGGTAACGCTAAAACCGGACGGAGGTTCCGCGCCCGGCGGTTACAAGCAAAGCCTGGTAGAAAACGCGGTTTGCAATATCGTCGACTTGGAAAACGAGATAGTCGCGGAAATCGAGGCCCTTGTTTGCATTGAGAAGGATATTCGTGAGGCGATAAGCCTTTTCGTTACAGACGATAGATATAAAGCGGTTTTAGAAATGCGGTACTTAAACGGGTATAGCTGGCGGTCGATAGGTTCAAGGCTTTACTATGGGGAAGATTGGGTTTGTCGGCTGCATGGCGCCGCATTACAGGAAATGAAGCAGAACGCAGAAAAGAGCGCCTTGCCGGCGTAGTGACCGTATCAAGTCGGTTCATTCTGCGGTATGATATAAAATGAAATATTTGGAATATTAGGGGTGGTGTCGCCAATGTCGGTTGACTCCACCCCATTTTTTTTTATTTCCCTGAAAGGAGGTAGGCTCATGGGCAGACCAACGGGTAACCCTACGGGTAGACCGAGAAAAATCAAGACCCCGGCGGAAATGGAAAAACGATGGGAAGAATACAAGGCTAATTGTGACAATCAGTCTGTATTGACCCATGAGTTTAGCGCCGCAAGGGCTGAGTTCGTGAGCAAAGAGCTTAGAAAGAAAATTACATACACGATTGAGGGCTTTTGCGTTTTCCTTAAACTCTCCCGCACCGCGTTCTATGATTATTACGCGAGCGACGAGCGCTTTGCTGACTTGGTTACGCGCATAAAGGAAGAATGCGAGATGGACGCCCGCGGCAAGTTCGAGACCGGGCAAATCCCGTCGCAACTTTCCGGCTTGTGGATGAGCCGTTACGGCTACGGCACGAACAGCAACGTCAAGGTAGGCGCCGAGGAGCTTGTCAACGACTGGATTAGCGGGGTGCTTGAAAAAGATGGCGACAGTTAACCGCGCCGAGTTTTTCCGGCAACGAATCCCGAAGTACAAAAAAGACGCGGTGCTTTTCGCGAAAGAGGTTTTACAATTTACCCCGGACGATTGGCAGAGGGACGTACTTACGGACTTATCCCAGCATGACCGCGTAACGGTACGGTCGGGGCAAGGCGTCGGGAAAACCGGCGTCGAAGCGATAGCGGCCTTATGGTTTTTGTCCTGCTTCCCGTTCGCGAGAGTCGTCGCGACCGCGCCGACAAAGCAGCAGCTTCACGACGTTCTGTGGTCCGAGATTGCAAAGTGGCAAGGCAAGAGTCCGGTACTCTCCGAGATTCTGACCTGGACGAAAACCTATATCTATTTGAAAGGTTACGAAAAGCGTTGGTTTGCGGTCGCTCGAACGGCGACAAAGCCAGAGAATATGCAGGGCTTCCACGAGGACAATATGCTCTTTATCGTCGACGAGGCTTCCGGCGTCGCCGACCCGATTATGGAAGCGATTCTCGGCACTCTGTCCGGCGACAACAACAAGCTGCTTATGTGCGGGAACCCCACGAAAACGAGCGGCACCTTTTTCGACAGTCATACACGGGACCGCGGAGCGTATAAGGCGCACCGCGTGAACGCCGAGGACAGCCCTCGCACAAATAAAGAAAATATCGCCTCCCTGAAAAGGAAATACGGAGCGGACAGCAATTTTGTCCGCGTCCGCGTACTCGGTGAGTTCCCTTTACAAGAAGACGATGTTTATATACCGCTGCACCTGATAGAAGAATCTATACAACTGCGGCGAGATTTTGAACCGAGCCCCATACCTACGTCAATCCATATCGGGTGCGACGTCGCAAGGTTCGGCGACGACCAGACCGTTATTGGCCAGAAGGTCGATGAAAAAGTTGACCTCCCGTATAAGACGAGAGGTCAGGACACTATGAAGACCGCCGACCGAATTATTGAGCTCGGCGAGTCCCTAATTAAGCGGTACAGGTGGACCGGCAAAATACCCGTTAAGGTAGACGACGGAGGCGTGGGCGGCGGCGTAGTCGACCGCTTACGGCAAATCAAGCGCAACGACCCCGAGCGGTTTGCGTGGCTTGAGATATTCCCCGTCAAGTTCGGCCTGAGAATCAAAAACAAGTATTATCACGACAGCACCTCGTACATGCTGAGTATCGTTAAAAAGCTGCTTGCTCCGTTCGACGACCAGGGCAAGCCGAAACCCGTCGGGCTGATACTCCCCGACGACGATAATCTGGCGGCGCAATTATCAAGCCGCAAGTACCGGCTGACCGAGCAAAGCAAGATTCAGGTGGAGAGTAAGGACGCAATGAAAAAGCGCGGACTTCCTTCTCCCGACGAGGCTGATTGCGTGCTTTTGTTGTGTTTGCCGGTGCGCATTAAAGAGAAGTAGGTTCGACTGAAAACGGTTGCTCTAACAAGCGGGTCCGGTCGAGCTTATGATATACCCGAGCTTTTCAGCATGGGCGATAAACTTTAGAATGTTATCGGCCCGCCACTGAGTGCATACGGCGGCGGGACCGTCCGAAAGGATAACGGCCTCGTCGGTGTAATACCGCTTATGCCCTTTGAAGTTTGACGGCGCGGCGGCAGGTAGCGGCGCAACTACTCCGAAGGTTCCGCCCTGGAGCTCGTCGGGGAAAATCTCCTTGAGCTTAGCGAGCGTAAGAGGGCCGTTTTCGGCGGCATAATGCGTGACAATTTCAAGCACAAGCCGGGACTTCGGGAGGTTTACCCCCCCCCCCCCCCCCAAAACTCCTCCAGAAACGATCACATAAACC